ATCACTCCTAGATATGAAACTTGGTGGTATGCCTCAGATCACATTTGATCGTCAGTATAATCGTGTTAATCTACATGTTTCTAAAACGAAACTAGAACTGCATGATTATATTGTATTTGAGGTCTATACTATCCGTGATCCAGATGAGTCTGTTACGGAATATAACTCACTTTGGAATCATCGTTTTCTAAAAGAATATGCAACCGCATTGATCAAACGTCAATGGGGACTCAACCTAATCAAGTTCGATGGTATGGCATTGCCTGGCGGTGTTACTGTCAACGCACGTCTTATTTACGAAGATGCACTTTCAGACATCGAGAGAATAATTGAACGTTTTCGTACGGACGAAGATGAAGGTCCAATGTTCTTCATGGGGTAAGACATGGCTACTAATCCATATATTAGTTTAAAAAACAGACAAGAACAGGACCTCTATGAGGACATTCTCATTGAGGCGATTCAGTTCTATGGTCAGGATGTTTACTATCTCCCACGCGAAGTGGTCGAGAGAGAAGACATCTTCTTAGATAGTATTCAGTCTCAGTTCTCTGACGCCTACAAAGTTGAGGTGTACATCGAGAACGCAGAAGGTTTCGAAGGCGAAGGCGATCTGTTCACTAAGTTCGGCATCGAGTTGCGTGATCAAGCTACATTTGTTATCGCACGACGCAGATGGAAAAGTTTGATTGGTGATCGTCTTTCTGACGCACAGTTCCGTCCACGTGAGGGCGATGTAATATACTTGCCTCTATCAGAATCTCTTTTCGAGGTCAAACGCGTCTATACAGAATCTCCGTTTTATCAACTATCCCAACTGCCTCTTTTCCGTATGCAATGTGAGTTGTTTGAATTCTCCGATGAGGACTTTGATACTGGCATTCCAGTCATTGACAACGTTGAGGCTGAAGGCGCATTCCAATACGAACTTCAGATGCCAGGCAAAGTTGAAGGAGACGAATCTTACTACTTGTCGGGTGAAAATGTTTATCAAGAGTTTGATGATTTTCGACTTGAGGGTGAGGTCACCACATGGAATAGTGATACACGCATATTAAAGATTGCACACACAGGCGCAACAGACGGTAAGTATCACGAATGGTCAACAGACAGACCTGTTATTGGCGAGAATGCATCATTGACACCTATTTCTGAAGAGGAAGGAATCAACGAGATTGATCGTTTATCACAGAAGGAAGTGTTTGACGATTGGGCAAATGACTTTGTTGATTTCTCAGAATCCAATCCGTTTGGAGATATATTCTAATGATGGGCGGACATTTTTACCATAAACGAGTAAGGTCTTGCGTGGCCTTGTTCGGGTCTATGTTTGATGACATACATATTTTAAGAACAAATAATAGTGGCAAAGTATTGTCGCAGGTAAAGGTTCCTCTATCTTATGCACCGGCTAGATCGTTTATTGAACGACTAGAAGAGATGTCACAGGGCGAGAGTGCTGAACGTAGGGTTGCGTTAAAGCTCCCGCGCATGTCATTTGAGATCGTTTCTATTGCATACGACGCACAGAGACAACTACCCAAACTTAATCACTTTACCGTTTCAGACGGCAGTCAACTTGTAGACAAATACTATGTCGGCGTACCATATACTTTGTCATTTCAGTTAAGTGTTTACGCACGATCTCAGGATGATGCGCTTCAGGTGGTAGAACAAATCCTGCCATACTTTGCGCCGCAGTATACATTGTCAGTCAAACCTTTTTCTGATCAACCAGAAATAAAAGAAGACATTCCCATTTCACTAACGAGTGTTGATTTTCAAGACGACTTTGAGGGCCCCGTAGAACAGAGACGTACTATCATATATAACATGACATTTGATATGCGTGTGAACTTCTATGGCCCAGAAAATTCAGCTCCAATTATTCGTGAAGTTAACACCAATATCAATCTTATAGATACAGGAGGTTTCATTGAAAATGTTCAAGTAACCCCAAACCCTATTGATGTGAGTCCAGACAGTGATTATGGATTTTCAACTGTGATAAATGATAATGATTTCACGAGTGAGACATGATGACAGATCGTCGTAAGCCACCAGCGTTATTTGACGAAGAACAGAAGAAAAACTTCGTGCACGAACAGGACTATGAGTACTCTCGTGACACTTACTATGACCTAATTGAGAAAGGTCGTGAGTCACTAGAACTCATGATTGAAGTCGCACGTGAGAGTGAACACCCTCGTGCGTTTGAGGTTCTGTCTGGCATGATCAAAGGCATCGCAGATGTCAATGACAAGTTGATGGATCTCAACAAGAAACAGAAAGAACTTCAGAAAGAAGACAAACCTGCCGAAGCAACAACTACTAATAATAATCTATTTGTCGGGTCTACTACAGAATTACAGCGTATGCTGATGGGTGATGAAAAAACTATAGACCACGACGACGAAGATGAGTAGTTATACAAAGAACTCCTACCTAGGTAATCCGTTAGTTAAGAAAGATGGTGTCGCAGAAGAATGGGACGCCAAGAAGCTGCGCGAGTATAAGAAATGCATGAAGGACCCATCGTATTTCTGTCGCAAGTACGTCAAGGTCATTCACCTAGATAAAGGTCTCGTGCCATTCAAACTCTATCCGTATCAGGAAAAGATGTTTGAACACTTCAACGATAACCGATTCAACATCGTATTGGCATGTCGTCAGTCGGGTAAGTCTATCAGTTCGGTCGGTTATCTGTTGTGGTACGCACTCTTTCACCCAGAGAAGACTATCGCGATCCTCGCGAACAAAGGTATGACCGCACGTGAGATGTTGGCACGTGTCACACTTATGCTTGAGAACCTACCGTTCTTCTTACAGCCAGGGTGTAAGGCACTCAACAAGGGGTCTTTGGAATTCAGTAATAATAGTCGTATTATTGCAGCTGCAACCTCTGGTTCATCTATTCGTGGTATGTCGGTCAACTTATTGTTCCTAGATGAGTTTGCGTTCGTAGAGAATGCCGCTGAGTTTTACACATCCACATATCCAGTAATCTCATCTGGTAAAGATACAAAAGTTATCATAACAAGTACTGCGAACGGTATCGGAAATACCTATCACAAGATATGGGAAGGTGCCGTACAAGGAGTGAACGAATACAAACCATTCCGTGTAGATTGGTGGGATGTGCCTGGCCGAAATGAAAAGTGGAAAGAACAAACCATTGCCAATACCTCTAGTTTACAGTTTGACCAAGAATTTGGCAACACTTTTTTTGGTACTGGCAATACTCTAATTGAAGGCCAGATATTATTAGATTTACGGGCTAGAGAACCTAAACGTAGACTAGAAGGTGGCGACTTATTAGTTTATGAAGATGTTATTGAAGAACACCAGTATATCATGACAGTAGATGTCTGTCAAGGCCGTGGTCAAGATTATTCTACATTTAATATAATAGATGTTTCGGTACAACCTTTCAAACAGGTGTGTGTATATCGTAACAATAGAATATCTCCAATACTTTTTCCGAATATAATTTACAAGTACGCCACCCTTTATAACGAGGCATACACTGTCATTGAGAATAACGATCAGGGTATGGTGACTTGTGTGGGTTTGTATCAAGATCTAGAGTACGAGAACATTCACCTTGAGTCTGCAGTGAAGGCCGATGCGATCGGCATTCGTATGGACCGCAAGGTAAAACGTATCGGATGTTCCGCCATCAAGGATATTATCGAGAATCATAAACTTGATATCGTAGATGAGAATACGATTATGGAGATCTCTACGTTTGTGTCTAAGGGACAGTCGTTTGAGGCCAGTGACGGCAACCACGACGACTTGATGATGAACCTAGTGATGTTTGGATACTTCGTAGGGACACAGTCTTTCGGTGATATGACAGACGTGAATATAAAGCAGATGTTATTTGATCAACGGATGAGAGAGATTGAAGACGACGTGCCTCCGTTTGGCATTATAGACGACGGAAATCATTATGTGCCTCCGTCAGAACCATATGACCCATATAGTATGCAATGGGCTAAATATGACCCCGAAGATTGGTAAAAATCGCGTTATTATAAATAGTTACATTGAAATAATTACTCCGTATTATGATCTCTTATTATACCTTAACAAAAGGAAACTATTATGGCTCTTAAATTTTCAGAGTCGCCAGCAGTAAATGTTCGTGAGATTGACCTAACTGGAGTTGTTCCATCGGTCACATCTACTACGGGCGCTTTTGTCGGTGACTTCAACTGGGGCCCTGTAAACACGCCTGTTCTTGTCGGTACAGAAACAGAACTAGCGTCCACTTTCGGGACTCCTCTCGCGGGAGATGCATACGTAGGCGATTTTTTGTCTGTCGCGCATTTCTTAAAATACTCTTCAAGCGCATTCGTTGTACGTGCATCCAAAGACGGTTCTGCAGCTGCACACGTTCTAACGGACCCAACTGATCCAACTTCACCAAAATTGTTCGAAGCAAAGTATCCGGGCGAATTAGGCAACTCTATTACGGTAGAAGTTTGTGATGAAACGACTTGGATCGAACTTGTCCGAGACTCAGATGGAGCTGTAGTTTTAGACTCTGCTGGGAATGCTACACCAGTTCTTGATTCTGACGGTAAAGTAGTCCCTTGGGATTATCAAGGTCTTTTCTCTTCAGCACCAGAAGAAAATGAACTACACATTGCCGTACTTGTAGATGGCGAGGTTGTAGATACATTTGCATATGTTTCAACCGACCCAACTGATAAACTAGACAATGGTTCAACTAACTTCGTCACAGATGTTGTAAACGAGAGTTCTTCTTGGATAAGTCTATCGGGCGTACCAGTTGCTTGGCCAACCACGAAGACTCTATCTGGCGGTAAAGATGGTACAACTCTTCTCACTGAACCAAATTATGTCTCAGCATATGGTGTGTTCGATGATAAGGACACTATCCAGATCGACTTCTTGGTCCCACCAGCAGGTGGTCAAGGGAATGCCATCGCAATTCAACAAGAATTGGTTAGTATCGCAACACAACGTAAAGATTGTATCGCAGTCGTTTCTCCATCATTTACTGGTACTCTAACTGTAGACGCAATGTTAACGCACGTATCAAATTTAAAAGAGAATTCATCGTACCTAGTTGTCGACGGCAACTGGTTGAAGGTCTATGATAAGTTCAACGATAAGTACGAGAACATTCCAGCGGCATCATCAACTGCAGGCATCATGGCTGCAGGTGACGTAACAGATGCACCTTGGTTCTCACCAGCAGGTTCACGTCGTGGTCAATACTTGGGTGTTACTGATATTCTAGTCAATCCATCCAAGACAGACCGTGATCGTCTATACAAAGCAGGCATTAACCCAATCGTCAGTTTCCCTGGCCAGGGCATTATGCTTTACGGT